TTCGCATCGAACTTAGCAACCTGCAACCGGTCCGCCGTGCTGCTGCAGTTGAGGAAGATGAGGATGATGATGCCCTGTCGTACTTTGCCCGTCTTGCTGAAGACTGATTAAATTTGGGGAGAGTAAATCTCTCCCCTTTCAATTATAAAAAATCCTTATTAAAAGAGCAAAAGCAATGATTTTTGATAAGAACTTGAAACTCTTATGGAATTAGGTTACTTGTATTTTCAGTTTTAATAGTCCTTTCATCAACATATTGCGATGAAATATCATAGAGTAATAAGTTTCTTGTCTCATTCAAGATTTGTTGTAAATAAATCGGTTTAAGGACATATATGGTTCTTTTTTTATCATTTAATCTTACTTCGTGTTGATAGTTAGTAACTCCTATAACAGGAACGATTTTATTTTCTCTCTTATTTGGATCTGGTATTGAGAAGTTACTATCTACAACTTTTCCAGCAGGTAAAATTAATCTATTTTGAGAGTCTCTTACTTCTACTGTTTCATAATGGTGAATACCATTTAACTCTCCACCATAAATGTTTTCTGCATACTCGTAAAGTTGACTATCAGAAAGAGGCCATTCATCTCTGATTCTTGTAATTCCTGCAGAAATTAAAACAACCCAATCGTATTCAGAACTTCCATAAATCTCTTCTGCAATTGTGTCTGGTCTTGAACCATCTGCAATTTGATACTTATTGAAGATTGTAAATACATTTTGCAAATCATCAGGAAGTTTAATCCTCCTGAATAGATTCTTTACCAAAACATAATTGTCAGATGCTTTTTTGTCTTTTAGGAATGACTGGTATTCTAAATCTGGTAGTTCTCTAAAGTATGACATCTTAGTATCCTACTCCTGTTAATCCTTCACGAGATGTTTCATAATCCTCGGCATAAATTGGAGACAATTCTTGAAACTGTAAAGTCATTTGCATATGAACTGGTGTTGCATCTGGATATGATGCATACTGTGCTGAACCATTATAATTAACACTCATTTGTGTTAACGCGCATGGTTTGAATTTGTGTAAAAATGGATGCACATCCTTACCACTCATATATTGTAGTTTGAATACGTTAGGTGCTTTTACGAAAAGACCTCCACCACTGGTATCTGTTGTTCCTTTTTTAGGAGTCATATTTATTTTAAAAGCTCTAATAATATCTTTAACCGTAGCAGATTCTGCTTGAGATCTTGGGACAATATCAAAACTAAAACTAAACGCTGGACGCATTGTAACACCACTAAAAAGTAATTCAACGTTTTGGTTAAATACTTGCCCAGTTGCTCTAGAAATAATTTGATTAATATCTCCTTGTCCTAATGCTGCTTGTAATGCGGCACCTGCTGCTCCTGCAGCAGCTCCTTTCTGTCCCTCACCAGTTTGTATTGCGCTATCAATATTTGAGAATGCGTTTGTAACTGACTGTCCTATAGATCCCAAAAAATTAGAACTTAATACAGCACTATTTCCTGCGGTAGCAAGAGTTGCTACAATTGGATTCATACTTCCAGAAACCCAATCTGCAGCATTATTATCTTGAATGTTCGCAGGCATTGGGAGTATAATTGTGGCAACAGGATTTTGAATGCTGTTCTGCAGTGCTGCTTCTGTAGTTCTTAATCCAAATCCACCAGTTAAATTAAGACCGGGAGGTTTGTATTCAATAACCTGAATCTTAAAATAATCATCCTGATCACCAATCTTTTTGATAGGGTATCGGTACGTCGGTGCCATTTATTTTTTTAATTATTTATTGTTAGTTTTGTACTAATTTACGATAAGGAACTGATTTTAAAGTTTCAAATTCTTGTTGACTTAGTTCATATAAACCACTAATTAAACGATCACCATCTACTGTATTGTATTGTCTAATTTTTCCAAGGTGATAATTGAATCCCCTAAATCCTTTTGGTAACATATCCCCTGCCATGATTAAAGGATGTCGATCATAAAGAATTTTTGGAGTTTTAGCATAATAAATGTATGTGTAATATCTTCCGGGTGATGGATACGATCTTTCACTATCACCCAGTCTTGATAGGATTTCATTCATGAGTTCCTCTGGACTCTCTGTTCCTAGAAGAGATTCTTTAAAATTTTTCAGTCGATTTATTAACTTTTTACCGTCTATCCTTCTAGGTTTTTTTGGATCTGAATTTATATAATCAGAATCATTTTTGATGATGTTGATTAATTTATCTTTTGTAAGTCTTTGATATCCACTAATTCGACCTTGCCCACTTGCAGTAGTATAATAAATCTTATAAGATTCAGCAATTTCTACTAATTCTTTTTGTGTATATTGGTCTAATGGTTTTTCGTATCCTGTCAGTGCCATTTACTTTATGTTTAATTCGTGTTCGGTGATGACTTTAAACTCATATCCACGATCAGCGCACCATTCTTTTGCTGCTTCCCACTTTGCCTGATTCTTAGCATATTCATAGACTTCATTAATATATCTTTTAGTTTGTCTTTGAGGTTTGATTGGAGGAACAGTTTGTTTTTTGGGTTTGATTTCAATTACATATTTTTTAACTGAACCATCAGATTCTTTAACCTTAATGATAAAATCTGGGAAGTATCGATGAACTTTGCCGTCTATTGGAGATCTGTAAGCAATGCACTTTTCTTCTGATGCCCACTCTAAAATATTTTCATTCAAGTCACAATACACACAAAATTTACGTTCCCATAAAGAACGGTAAATGATATTTGTGGGATCACCCGAATACTTTTGTGGATATGATGGTTTATATTTTCCCTTGTATGACATCTAAATAATTATAGTAAGAAACTCATAATAGGTATTTAGAGTGCCAGTTAGACCTCGTAGAATATCAGAATTTAAACCGATAGTCACTAACCTTGCACAAACATCTCACTATGAGGTTAGGTTTGGTGGACTTCCATCGCAGTTAATATTCTATTTGGGGGAAAGAGGAGTCACACCAAGATTTATTTCTGAAGATGCTGGTCTTTTATGTAATAACGCAGTTCTTCCAACAACACAACTTGCAACTGTAGATATTGCTGGAAACTATATTGGAATGACAGAAACATTTGCTCACCGTAGGCAATATCAGGATATAAGTCTTGAGTTTTATGTTGATAAAAATTATAATACGTTAAAATTTCTAGAGCATTGGATGGAATTCATTGCAAGTGGATCATCATATCCAATTAATGGAATTCATCCTCCAATTAATGCAAATGTTGATGAGGGATATTTCATAAGAATGCAATATCCAGAATATTACAAATCAAATCGCACAAGAATTGTTAAGTTTGATCGTGATTATAATAGGGAAATAGAATATACTTTTATAGGACTCTATCCATATTCAATTGCTTCGATACCTGTATCTTATTCGAGTTCTGATACTTTAAAAGTGCAAGCAACATTTAAAATGGATCGCTATGTTGTTGGTAAAGCATCTAGTTTGGATGTTTTCAATGTTCAAAATAATAACATAGTCCCAACACAACCACAAACTACTCCACCAGTAAGACGACCAGTTTTAGTTCCAAGGTCTCCCGGATCTATTCCTGCAAATGGTGTCGAATTATTCCCACAAGGACAAACTTTATACGAGTCACTTTATGGAACTAACTTGCAAAAGTACAGATAAATAATTTTATCTGATTTTGTAGGTGAATATGCCATTACCCCAAATTGCGACTCCTTCGTATACTTTAGAACTTCCATCAATTAAGAAGGAGATAAAATATAGACCATTCCTTGTCAAGGAAGAAAAAATCTTGATCATTGCGATGGAAAGTGAGGATTCTAAGCAAATTGCTGATGCAGTTAAAAATGTAATTAGCAATTGTATTCTTACCAAAGGAGTTAAAGTCGATCAACTCTCTACATTTGATATTGAGTATTTGTTTTTGAATATCCGTGGAAAGTCTGTTGGTGAAACAGTTGATGTTTTAATCACATGTCCAGATGATGGAAAAACTCAAGTTCCGATTAGCATTAATCTTGATGATATTCAAGTTGTTGTAAATGAGAATCATTCTAGAGATATTAAACTGGATGATAGTTTGACATTAAGAATGAAATATCCATCCATGCAAGAGTTTGTTAAAACCAATTTTGGAAATGACTTCAACATTACAGTCGATCAAACGTTTGATCTGATTGTTTCATGTATTGAGCAAGTTTATAGTGAAGAAGAGTCTTGGACAGCATCTGATTGTACTAAAAAAGAACTTTCGGATTTCATTGAGCAGTTGAGTTCAAAACAGTTTAAGCAAGTTGAAAAGTTTTTTGAAACTATGCCAAAACTTTCTCACACATTAAAAGTGAAGAATCCAAACACAGGAGTTGAAAGTGAAGTTCTATTGGAGGGATTATCAAGTTTTTTCGCCTAGGGATGGCTCATGAAAATCTTGAGTCATATTATAAAACTAACTTTGCTCTCATTCAGCACCATAAATATTCATTGACTGAAATCGAAAATATGATACCGTGGGAGAGAGAAGTTTATATTGCCCTTCTTAAACAATACATCGAAGAAGAAAACATAAAGAACGGTACAAATGGCTGAACAAGTAGCTCCCGAAAATGTTGAAAGATCTGGAATTGATCCAACTAAGGGATCTATTTTGTCTCAAGATGCTAGAAATGATCTATTCAGAAGATTTACAGTCGAATCTTCTGTTTTTAGAAATCAACTTACATCTTTAGAAAGTACAAAGAGAGAAGAAGACTTAAAAAATACTTCTGCTATTCAAGAGCAGGAACAAATCCTTGTTGGTGTTAATTCGAATATTCAGTCCCTAAGAGAAGACATTGGAAGATTAGGGACAGGTCTTGCTAGCATCGCACTTCTTCTCCAACAAGACAGTGCTGAAGAGCAATCAAGAACTAGAGCAGAACAAGAAAGGCAAAGAAGGTTAGCAGAACAACAAATAAGAATTGGAAAAGAAAATGAAATAGAAGAAAGAATACAGAATGCTATTTTGGAACCTGTGCAGAGATTGGTTCCAAAAGTAGATGATATTTTTGGAAATATTGGTAGAGCACTTGGAATTTTATTTGGTGGTTGGTTAACTAATCAAGTTGTCCAAGCAATAAGAGCATCTGAAGAAAATAATACAAAATTATTCAACGATATTAAATTCAATATTATTAAGAATCTGGCAATTGTTGGTGGAGGTTTATTTGCAATCAGAGCAGGATTTTCTCTTATTGGTAGAACGATTAAATCTATTGCATCTGGACTAACCAGATTACTCATTGCAAAACCACTTGCGATTGCTGCAGCATTACTTCCTCGGGTTGGATCTGGCGGTGGAGGAGGAAAACCTTCTGGTGGAAAACCTTCTGGTGGGGGAGGAATGCTTGGATTAATTGGTAGTGTAATAACTGGGGTCACTGGAGCACTGAATTTTTTAAATGGTGAAAATGTTGATGCTGCTCTTGCTGCATTGTCATTTGTTCCTGGTGGTGGAATATTTAAACTTGCTAGAGTTGCTGCTGGAACTGTATTTACACTTGATCAAATTGCAGAAGCACTTGGTAAAAACTTTACTGGTGCAGATCCAAAACTTTTAGAACAAAAAAAGAAAGAATTAGAAGAAGCAAAAAATAAAGAAAAACAAAAACCCACTTCTTCACCTAAAATAACGCCTACTTCAACTCCTACACCACCAGCACCTGCTCCATCATCAACTCCCACATCATCAGAACCTGCAGCAGCACCAACTCCTACACCACCAGCACCTACAGCACAACCTCAGACACCAATGATGGGTGAGCAGAAACCATCAACTCCTGCTCCAAGTCCTGATATGGTTTCTAAGTTTGAGCAAGCATGGCAATATAGAAACAATCCTTTTGCTAGAGGAAGAATTGAAGATGCTTGGGGCAAAATGACTCCTGACCAAAAACGACAAGCAAAAGAATGGGCATCATCAAAGGGAT